GGTTTTAGTCAAAAAGCACATTGCCAAGGAAAGAAAAAAAATGAAACCATGAAAATAGAAGAAAAATTAAATTTATTTTTAGAAAAAAACTGTCCGACTGATGCAGGTAAATGGGCAGCATCGAAAGCAGCAGCAAAATCTAAATTTGATGTATATCCATCAGCTTATGCAAATGGATGGGCAGCAAAAAATTACAAATCAAAAGGTGGTGGATGGAGAACTTGCAAAGAGGGTGTTCAATTGAACGAAGGATGTTGGGATGGATATAAGCAAGTTGGTATGAAAGAAAAAAATGGTAAAATGGTCCCTAATTGTGTGCCTGTTAAAGAAAATACTAAGGATATAAAAAACGAAGAAATTTTAGAGTATGATGTAGTAAACGAAGATGATATGAAATCATTTATTCAGTTTATGAGAGAATATACAACAAAATTAAATGAAGAAACATGTCCTTGTATGCATGAAGCTGAATATCAAGGTAGAAGTGTTCCTTTAGGAAAACCAATGAGAGGTGATGTAAAGAAATTTAAAGTATATGTAAAGAATCCAGCGGGTAATGTTGTTAAAGTAAACTTTGGACATGGTGGAACATCTGCAGCATCTAAGGGTGAGAAAACGATGAAAATAAGAAAGTCTAATCCAAAAGCTAGAAAATCTTTTAGAGCAAGACATAATTGTGCAAATCCAGGACCAAGAACAAAAGCAAGATATTGGAGTTGCCGTAAATGGTAAATTTGGTAAATACAGATTTTTTTCGTATATTCAAAAAAATTATTTAAATGGCAGATAGAAGCGTTTTTAGTAGGTTACAGAAATTATTTTCAACAAATACAATAGTTCGTAAAACGACTAAAGGTGTAAAAGTTGTTGATACCGATGAGTATCAATCAATGACAACAAACCTTGTAGACCGTTATATGAAATTAAGAATGGCCTCTTATGGTGGTGGATTAGTAGAATCATCCTTAGCATATCAACAAGTTAGAATTGATTTGTTCAGAGATTATGATTCAATGGATATGGACCCAATCATTGCATCGGCATTAGATATTTTTGCCGACGAGTCTACTCCAAAAAATGAACAGGGTAATATATTAAAAATTCATCACCCAGATGATAAAGTAAAACAAATTTTAGAAAATTTATTCTACGATATAATGAACGTAGAATTTACTTTATGGCCATGGACTAGAAACTTAGTTAAATATGGTGATTTATTTTTACAATTAGAAATAGCAGAAGGATTAGGTATTGTAAACGTATTACCGTTATCTTCATATGAAACTACAAGAGTTGAAGGTTTTGACCCAACCAATCCACAAAGAGTTAAATTTGTATATGCTCCATACCAAAATCCATTGGGTGGTATGTCACAAACTCCAAAGAAAGAATTGGAAAACTATGAAGTAGCACACTTTAGATTAAATTCAGATTCAAATTTTTTACCTTACGGAAAATCTATGATTGAAGGTGGTAGAAGAGTTTGGAAACAAATAATGTTAATGGAAGATGCTATGTTAATTCATAGAATAATGAGAGCACCGGAAAAAAGAATATTCAAAATTGATGTTGGTAATATTCCACCTACGGAAGTTGACCAATATATGCAAAAAATTATACAATCATCTAAGAAAGTTCCGTTTGTGAATGAAAAAACAGGTGAGTATAATTTGAAATTTAATATGATGAATATGATTGAAGATTATTACATGCCAGTAAGAGGTAATGATAATGGTACTTCAATTGATACATTAAAAGGTTTAGAATATACAATGACAGATGACCTTAACTATTTAAAGAATAAGTTAATGGCAGCATTGAAAATTCCTAAAGCATATTTAGGATATAGTGAAGATACAAATGGTAAAGCAACACTTGCAGCAATGGATGTAAGATTTGCAAAAACTATTGAGAGAATACAAAGAGTATTAGTTTCCGAATTAACAAAGATTGCAATTATTCACTTATATGCACAGGGTATTGATGATGAAAGTTTAACTAACTTTACATTAGAATTAACAATACCTTCAAAAATTTACGAACAAGAAAAAGTTGAGTTATACACATCAAAAGTAGAATTGATTACTCAAATGCAACAAACTAAAATGTTCTCTAAGAAATGGATGTATGAATCTATTATGGGATTTGCTCAGGATGAACAAGATGCGGAAACAATGGCAGTATTAGAAGATACTAAACAACAATTCCGTTTAACATCTATCGAAACACAAGGTAATGACCCTGCAAAACCAACAGGACAAGAAGGTACTACAAACGTTGAAGAAGAAATTGATAAAATCAATACGGAATTAGAACAAGAAGGTGCAGGTGGTAGACCAAAAGACCTCGTTAGATATGGTAAAGATGACCATCCTGAAGGTAGAGACCCATTGGGTATTAAAACTCTTAAAAGAAAAGAAGGTTCTCAACCTTTCAAAGCTAGAAAAGATTCTTATTTAGAAGTTTTCAAAGATATGAAAGGAAATAAAAAAACGATTTTGACCGAGAATTTAACAAAAGAGTAATAAACCAATAGAAAAATATATTTATATCTGAATAATTGTCAATTTGATGAAAAAAATAAAACATTCAAAATTTAAAAATACAGGATTTATCTTTGAACTATTAGTTAGACAGGTGACGGCAGAAATCATGTCAGCAGATAAATCAACAGCAGAAAAGATATTAAAAGAATATTTTAATTCAAAAAAAGAATTATCTAAAGAACTTAAATTATATCAATATTTAATAAACGAAAAATATAATTCAGAAGCAAAAGCTGAAAAATTTATTGATACAATTTTAGAAGCTAGAAAAAGATTAGATGAAAAGAAAATTATAAAAGAAAAATACAATTTAATAAAAGCTATTAAAGAAACTTATAATTTGGAAGATTTTATCAAATCTCCAATTTCTAATTATAAAACTTTAGCATCTATATATAAAATATTTGAAACAATTTCATCAAAAGAACAATTTGACCCAACTGATATAGTTTCATCAAGATTCACAATTACAGAAGGAATTATAAACACATCTATACAAAATAAAGATTCTAAAATTAAAGACGCGGTTGTAGAAGAATACAAAAAGCAAGATGAGAATTTAAGAGCATTATCTTATAAGTTCTTAGTTGAAAGCTTTAATAAAAAATATAAAAATCTTAGTGAAGAACAAAAATCTTTATTAAGACATTATATTAATAATATAAACAATACTGGTAAATTAAGTGAATATGTTAGTAATGAAGTTTCTAATATAATTAATTCTTTAAAAGAAGCCGGTTCGTCCGTTTCCGATAAAGTTACTAAAATTAAATTAGCAGAAACAATTTCAAACATAAAAAAAATTAAATCTGTTAAAAAGATTAAAGAAGAACATTTATCAGCAATGATGATGACATACGAATTATTAGCAGAAATAAAAGATAAATTAAAATAAGATGGGAAATTATAGAATTTTTGACGCACAAGAATATACAGCAGGACAATCTGGCTCATTAAATAAAGCATGGGGTGTTATGAGAGGTTCGGCAGTTTGTTCAGGTTCAGTAGTTATAGAAGGTGTTGCTGATGGTAATTATAGTGGTTCTATTCAACAAACAGGAAACCACTCAACTATTAAATTAGAACATTTAGTAGTAGGACAACCAATTCCAATGTATGTAAGAAGTATAACAGTAACAACCGGTTCAGCATATTTATTAGCATAAAATTAAACGGAGAATACAATGCCAGCAGTAAGTAAAGCACAACAAAGATTTATGGGTATGGTTCATGCAACTCAAAAAGGCGATATGGAAGCTCCATCTCCTGAAGTTGCAAAAGCAGCCGATTCAATGTCTCACAAAGATGCAAAAGATTTCGCATCTACAAAACATAAAGGATTGCCCGATAAGAAAGAAGAAGAAATCCAAAAAATTAAAGAAATCATTCGTAAAATGGTTAGAGAAAGAATGATTGATGAAATGAATGTAACTGGTAATGTCGATGGATATCAAACTCCATATGCATTTGGTAAAAAAGGAAACGAAAAAGCAAAAGGTAAAAAGCAAGCGGATTTAACGGGATATAGTGTTGTTAATGAAGCTGAAAGTACAAAAGTACCAAACATAAAATTATCTAGCATTGCACCTAAATTAAAAGTTGTCGGTAAAGTAGCAGATAAAAAAGTAGCGGATATATCTGGAATGGAAATTGCAGCGGAATATGAAAATAAAGAGAAAGAATCTAAAGTAAAACCAAATAAAGATATAGCACAATCGGCAGGAATGGAGATTGTAAAAGAAAATAGATGGTTGGAATTAAAAAGAGAAGCAATATCTCCACAACAAAAAATCAATAAAGGAATTTCAAATATAAATAAGCAATTAGCAGAAGTTGAAAGATTTTTAAATTGGTATGGTAAGATTAAGAACGAAAGTGGTGTGACAAACGAACAATTCTGGAAAAGAACTAATAGTAATATTTATACTATAAAAGAGAGATTAATTAAATTAGAACAACAAATCAGAAAAATTTCAGAATAATGAACGTAAATAAATTAAAAGAACTTGTTAAAGAGGTAATGGCTGAAGAACAAGATTATCAAAAATTATTTAAGCATATGTTAGATAAGACCGGTAAGTCTTTAAAAGATATGTCGGATGATGATAAAAAGAAATTTTTTAACGCAGTAGATAAAGCACATAAAGCAAAAACTGAAGGAAAATTAACAGGTTTACCTGAAGAATTATTCGGTAATCAACATAAGTTAGATACCGACAATGATGGTGAAATTGAAGCAAGTGATTTAGCGGCATTAAGAAATAAAAAATAATGCAAAAAAGTATTTTAATAGAGACGCATTTGTTTGAGGCAAAGCTTCAAAAAGAAGAAAACGGAACTTACTTAGTTAAGGGTATTCTTCAAAGAGCAGGTGCCCCAAACCAAAATCGTAGAAGATATTCAAAAGAAATCTTAATCAAAGAAGTTGAAAAATATCAACAACTTATCAAAGAAAGAAGAGCTTTGGGTGAATTAGACCATCCTGAGTCTCCAGTTATTAACTTAAAGAATGTATCACATAATATCAGAGAAATTTGGTGGGAAGGTGATGATGTAATGGGAACGGTTGAAATTTTATCAACACCATCAGGTAATATCTTAAAAGAATTATTAAAGAACAATATTAGATTGGGTATTTCATCAAGAGGTTTAGGTTCAGTTAAAGAAATGAACGATGGAACTTTGATGGTTCAACCTGATTTTGAATTAGTAGGTTGGGATTTTGTTTCTAATCCATCTACATATGGTGCATTCATGTCACCTGTAACTATGAATGAAAGTGTAAACTTACAAATGAAAAAAGAAGCAGAAGAATGTGGAAAGTGGTGTAGAGCACAAGATTTAATGAGAGAAATTTTAATAGAATTAAACTAATATGATAAAGTTAAAAGATATATTAAAAGAATCAGAAGGTGGAAATAAATTACCAAATGTTTTGAAAAAAGCATTTTTGGAAATTATTTCAACTTATGGTACACATAGAGAAGGATTAAGTAGAAAATCTGATGTAAGAGAAATTGCAGAAAGATTAGGTGCAATCGCAGATGCAGCATCTGAATATACTTTAAGAGAAGCTGGTGATTGGTTTGACCAAGTTACT